TGTTGTTCCAAAAAAGAACTCATATTGGAACAGATCCTACCCTAACACGGTAATCCAGGAGAACCCAGGATTATCTCCCAACAAGAACACTCCCCTCCCTACTGACTCGGATTATACTACTGGAGAGTTTACGAGGTACTTCACTAAAAAGACAAATCAGAGTATATATTACGAGATATCAAAAGAAGATTACAATAAGTTGATAAATCAAGATATCTCTATAAAATGGCAACTATATCAAGGTATAAGTTTAATTTGGGATTTAAAAGGAGACAAGGATTCTGTTTATAAAGCCAATAAGAACACAGTAATGATAGCGGAGCAACAACAGCTTTTACCTGGATTTTCTAAAATATTTCGTAAAGATTACTTGCAGTATTATAAAATATAGCCTATATTAGATATAAATAGGTTTTTATGTATTGGTTAGTAGAGAGTGAACATGACTTAAATAATTTAAAAAATAGCGGTTATGATGAGGCGTACATTGATGTTTTACCATCAGACGACATTTTACATCCGTTAGACAATTCTATTTGTGCTGTTTATATTAGACCTTTACGATCCACGAAGGGTTTTATTTTACCTATCAATCATACAGACACAGTAAATGTTCCAATAAATGAAGTTCATAAGATATTACGAAAATTTAAAAAGTTATGGTGTCAGGACATTAAATCGGTTCGACATCACTTCCCATTACCTAGTTTACTGGGTTGCATTCTCCCTCCCAATTCTTTTAGTTTCAATAAAACGAAGACTCACAAGATTTTCAAGTCGAGGTACCCCAAGCTTAATGACATTAATAGGATTATTCCAATAGTAAAGCATTACGAGTCTTTCCAGGAGGATTACAAAAATATAACAAATAGTTTAATATATAACAATCAAAAGTATGCAGACTTCTACAACAAGAGAGTTTCGATGGTTTACTACAATATCGAACGGTCAGGTTTTGGAATCAATTCCGATATATTCTTCAAACACTTTTACCGTAGAGATCAACCCTTCGTACACACTCAATATAACTTAAATACAAGCACTACACGCCCTTCAAATAAGTTCGGAGGGATAAACTATGCTGCACTAAATAAGAAGACAGGAGAACGCTCCGCATTCATCCCACAAAACGATTACTTTGTAGATTTTGATATAAAAGCATACCACCCTGTCATTGTATCACATCTTATTGGTTATGAATTTGAAGACAGCGACATCCACCAGAGTTTTGCTAACATGTACGGAGTCAGTAGGGATAAGGCTAAAGAAATAACATTTCAACAATTTTATGGAAGAATATTTGCAAAATACAAAGATTTGTCGTACTTTAAAGTATTACTTAGAAAACAACAAGAGTTGTATGATGAGTATCAATCCAAAGGATACCTTGAGGAACCGATAAGCGGATACCGTTTTGAGAAAGGTATTTTAGGAGAAATGAATAAAGAAAAACTATTCAACTATTTTCTACAGGCAACTGAAAGTTCCTATAATGTAGAAATATTAGAGAAGATACATGAGATACTTAAGGGGTCTCAAACAAAGATTGTTCTCACAGTTTATGATAGTTTTTTGTTAGATGTAAAAAAAGGGGAGGAAAACCTTCTGACAGATATCCAAAAAGTATTTAGAAATAAAGATTTAAACACCAGCATCAATAGCGGTTATGATTACAACTTTAAACAATCCTAATGATATTTATAATAAACACTTAACGTATGATTTTGCGAGTGTTTGTGATATAGAATCAATGGAAGAGAGAACGAATAAAAGGCTATTTGCAACATTTACAACTTTAGATAAGTTAGATGAGTTAATAGAAAATGTTCAAAATGACTATACGATACAATATAATAAAATATTTGTATTAAAGATTATGGACTCGGAAGAGTATGTTTTAACGTATAATGTAGACAGCGGTAATGTCGAGAGTATACCTGAAAACACCATTTTGTTACATAGGAAGAAAGAGTCCAACACACTTTATACCATCAATGCATTAAATGAGTTAATAAAAAAACTCAATAATGGTGTGGTTGATACAAGATTTAAGGTGGATTGGAGTCATTATAGAAACTGTATATTGCTAACACAGCACAACAGTTTAAAACAACTGAATACGAAGATCCATAAGATCATTCAGTTAGATTAGTAAAGAGTTTTTTTTAAATAGTTATATAAATTTTGTTATTATGAATAGTTTCGACGCTTTGGCCCAAAAAGCCAAGCTGGATGCTCTACGAGGTAGATTCAACCAGCAAACCAAAAATCAATCAAACCAATCAGAAAAAGCACTTTTCAAGGCACGGCTTAATCAGCCGCAGATCTTGCGTATTGTGCCTATTCCAGACGGGGACATTCCAATCCAGGAACTCAAGTTTTATTACAATACGGGAGTAACTGAAAAAGTAGGGTCACGTGAGTATAAGATATCAGTCTTATCTCCGTCTTCTTACGGAGAATCGGATCCTTTAGAGATGTTTGAGGAGATGCTCACATCAGAAAACTCTGAAGAGTATAAAAACTTGAACCTTGATATTAAGAGTAAGATTCTTTATCAGCTAAAATGCTCAAGTAAATTCTTTTTACCTGTTATCGTAAGAGGACAAGAAGCTTCTGGAGTTAAGTATTGGGGAGTAACTGAGAAGTTACTACAATCACTTCTTGACAATATAGAGAAAGACGGTCATCTCATTTACGATCCTATTAATGGTAGAGACATCAAAGTATGGATTGAGGATATGGGAACATACAAGCAGACTAAGTTTGAGCTTGGTAAGCTTTCTTCATTAGGTTCAGAAGATGTAGTAAAGCAGTATATGACAAACCAACCAGAACTTATCAGTCAGTTTACTAAGAAGAGTTTTAACGAACTTAAGGAGATTATTGGTAAAGTTTTAGAACCGTATACAGATACTACGTCACAGCCAGAACCATCTGAAGAGACCGGAATGGATTATACATCAGTTCACAAAGCAGCTCCAACAGAGCAAACACAACCACCAGTAGCAGCAGCGGACCCCGTAGCAGCAGAACCAGTAAAAACAGAAGAAGATCCTTTCGGAGATTTACCCTTTTAAGTTATGGCAAAAAAATCACTAACAGAAGCTGCAGTAGCAGCACAGAAACAGAACTTCTCACTGAACAAGTATCGTGAGAGTAAAGGTATTGCAACAATATCAAAGTTCAAAGAGCAGAAGTGGATTCCTTTATCGGAAGCTTTCTCAACAGTAACATCAATTCCTGGTATTCCAACTGGACACATTGTATTACTTAGAGGACATTCAGATACGGGAAAAACAACTGCAATGATTGAAGCGGCAGTTGCTGCACAGAAGCGTGGTATATTACCTGTCTTTATCATCACAGAGATGAAATGGAACTGGGAGCATGCAATCGAGATGGGCTTTGAAGTAAATCAAGTTATAGACGAAGAGACTGGGGAGATTTTAGATTACGAAGGATTCTTTATTTATACTGACCGTGAGACATTAAACTCTATTGAGGATGTATCTGCTTTCATTGGCTCCATGTTGGATGATCAAAAGAAAGGCGAGCTACCTTATGATTTAATGTTTTTCTGGGATAGTATTGGATCAGTTCCTTGTGAGCTTTCAATAACTTCTAACAAGAACAATAATGAGTGGAATGCTGGTGCAATGTCTACGCAGTTTGGAAACAACATTAATCAGCGTATTACATTATCTCGTAAAGAGTCTTATCCTTACACTAACACTTTAGTAGCTATCAACAAGGTATGGGCAGCAAAGCCTGACAATCCAATGGGACAGCCTAAGATGGAGAATAAAGGAGGGAAGTCAATGTGGTACGATTCAACATTCGTAATCACTTTTGGTAACATTACTAATGCAGGAACATCTAAGCTTAAAGCTATTAAGGATGGTAAGCAGGTAGAGTTTGCTAAACGGGTAAACGTACAGATTGATAAGAATCACATTAACGGAATCACTACACGAGGTAAGTTAATCATGACTCCTCACGGATTTATTAGAGACAATGACTCGGATCTTAAGAAATACAAATCTGAATTTTCAAAGCAATGGGCTGAGATTATGGGAGGAGATGGATTTGATGTTATTGAGGAAGATAGTATTTCTGACTCTAAGGCTCTTGCTCACGATAAAGAGCCACAATAATGAAGGACGTTCTAAGTTTACTTAACAAAGTAACGGAGGACGGATTTGAGAGAGAGGAGAAAGTTTTGTTAATAGATGGATTAAATCTATTTTTCCGTAACTTTTCTGCTATAAATGCTATAGCACCTAATGGAGCACACATAGGAGGACTTGGAGGGTTTTTAAACTCTCTTGGTCGTCTAATGGTGAATCATCGTCCTACTCAAGTTTACGTATTTTTTGATGGAGCAGAGTCTACCAACAGAAAGAAGAGAGTCTTACCTGGATATAAAAAAGGCAGAGGTACTCATAAGATTACCAATAAGTTTATATTCCGTTCAGCGGATGAGGAGCACGAGGCAAAACTTGTTCAGTTAAGAAGACTGATAGAGTATTTAAAGTTCCTTCCAGTAAAAACGGCTATAATAAATGGTATTGAGGCTGATGATGCTATTAGTTATGTAGCAAGGGAGCTTAAGCACAAGTCTACAATAATCTCATCAGACAAAGATTTCTTACAGATTGTTAGCGACAAGATTTCAGTTTACCGTCCTATAGAAAAGGTTTTATATACTCCATCAGTTATCAAGGAGAAATACAAAATCCTTCCAGAGAACTTCATTATCTACAAGACACTTTTAGGAGACAAGTCAGACAATGTAGATGGAGTTAGAGGGATAGGACCTAAAGGGGTCACAAAGCTATTTCCAGAGCTTCTAAACGAGGTTATTGACATAGAT